TGAGTACGGCGCTGAAGGCGACGAGCTGTTGATGGAGAGCGGCTACAAAAAATTCCCCGCCTATGTACCGCGCTGGGATGTCCTCGGGGGTGACGTTTACGGGCGTTGCCCCGGAATGGATCACTTGCCGGATGTCCGTCAGTTACAGCACCAACAGAAACGAAAGGCGCAGGCGATTGACAAGATGGTCAACCCGCCAATGACAGCTCCGACTAGTCTGAAGGGCAAGCCCTCCACTGTACTGCCGGGGCAGACAACCTACGTTGACCCCATGCAGGGAACCCAAGGCTTCGCTCCTGCCTACCTCGTACAGCCTCGCATCCAAGAGATGATGATGGACATACAGGAGGTGCAGAACCGTATTCAGCGAGGCTTTTATGCTGACTTGTTTGCCATGATGATTAATTCAGACCGTCGTCAAATGACGGCGACGGAAGTGGTGGAGCGACATGAAGAAAAACTGGTGCTGCTTGGGCCTGTGCTGCAGCGGCTGAACGTCGAGCTGCTTGACCCCTTGCTGGACGACGTGTTCGACTTCGCTCTGGATGCTGGCATTCTCCCAGAGCCACCACAGGCTCTTGCTGGCGAAGAGCTGGAGGTTGAGTATGTAAGCCTGCTCGCACAGGCCCAGCAGGCAGTCGCTGCTACCGCAATGGAGCGCACGCTTGGCTTTGCAGGGAACATGGTTGCCGTGTTCCCTGAGGTTACCGACAACATCAACTCTGACGAGGCGCTTCGGCAGTACGGCGACATCTTGGGCGTTTCCCCTGACATAATGAGAGACGAGGATGAGGTAGCCCAGATGCGCGAAGCTCGTGAGCAAGCGCAGCAGGAGCAGGACGCAATGGAGCAGATGGCTCCGATGGCACAGAACGCCAAGGTTCTTAGCGAGACGGACACGCAGAACCCCAACGCCTTGACTGATCTTCTAGGGACAGGGCAGACGGTAGTATGATCGCGCAGAAAGTATACGACGCCTCTGACGAGGAGCAGGTCCGACAAGCGCGGATCGAAGAGGAGGACATCGAGAAGGACATCGACTTCATTATGTCACAGCCGAGGGGCAGGCGTTGGGTGTACCGACTGCTGTATGAACCGTCGCTGTCACATATTGAAAACCAGAGCTTTGTACCGGGGTCATCTGACGCGACAGCTTTCAACGAGGGCGCTCGGTCAGTGGGTACTAGGGTTCTAGATGAGGTCAAGAGGCAACCTAAACTGTACATGCGGATGCTAGAGGAGAATGCATTCGATGAATGAAGGAGAACGTAATGGCTGAAGAAGCTGTAACCGAAGAGATTACCGAGACGCCAGCCGAAGAAGAGCCGGTGGAGGCCGCTACAGAAGCGGCTGCAGGTGAAGAAGCTCCAGATACCCTGCTGTCGGGTGACGAGGGTAAGGAGGAAGAGGGTGTCCCAGACGAGTACAAGTTTGAGGCTCCCGAGGGTGCGGAAGTAAATGAGGAGGCGTTGGCTCAGTTTGCCGATACGGCGAAGGAGTTAAAACTTTCTCAGGCGCAATACCAATCCCTCATTGAGTACGACATGCAGAGACAAGCGGAAGCGGTCAAAACCATGTCGGATCAATACAACAACCGTGTAGCTGAGTGGGCTGAAGAGGCCAGGGCAGACAAGGTAATCGGCGGCGAATCGCTGGACGAAAATCTTGGACTAGCCAAACGGGCAATCGAAACTTTCGGAGACGATGATCTAGCTCAGATCATGGCTGCTCCGTCTGCCGAGAACCCTGACGGACTTGGGCTTGGAAACCACCCCGCAATGATACGGCTGTTCTATCGCGTTGGGCAGTCCATAAGCGAGAGCAATCTGGTAACCGGCGACAGCAAAGTCGAAGGTCCGTCAGCGCTTGAGCGTATGTACCCCAGCATGTTTCAACAAGCAGGGTAAGGAGCTAGGAAATGGCAACCCTCAGTGTGAAGAACCCGACCCTAGCCGATTTGGCGAAGGTTACTGACCCGGATGGGTCAATCGCGGATGTTGTGGAAATCCTCAACTCCACGAACGAAATTCTTCAGGACATGACGTTCCTTGAAGGAAACCTCACTACAGGCCACAGAACGTCCATTCGTTCAGGTCTGCCGACACCGACTTGGCGCAAACTCTACGGCGGCGTTCAGCCGACGAAGAGCCGTGCCGTACAGGTGACGGACAACTGCGGCATGATGGAAGACTATGCGGAAGTCGATAAGGCTCTCGTAGACATGGCAGGTGATCCTGCTGCCTTCCGTCTCCAAGAAGATCGCCCACACATTGAAGGCATGAACCAAGAGTTTGCGTCTACTTTGTTCTACGGCGATGAAAGCACGGCACCTGAAGAGTTCACGGGATTGTCTGCTCGCTACAACAGCTTGTCATCTGAAAATGCTGACAACATTGTTGACGCTGGCGGCACTGGCTCGGACAACGCTTCAATGTGGCTGATCTGCTGGGGACCAAATACCTGTCATGGTATTATTCCCAAAGGGTCCAAGGCTGGTGTCCAGCAGCGCGACCTTGGTGAAGTGACCATTGAAAATGTCGATGGTTCCAATGGGCGTATGCAGGCGTACCGCACGCATTATCGTTGGGACGTGGGCCTCACGGTTCGCGACTGGCGCTACCTCGTGCGTATCTGCAACATTGACCGTTCTGAATTGACTGCAGACAAGTCGGGCAGCTCTGCTGATCTGAACGACATTATGCATCAGGCATGGACGGAACTGCCAAGCACCACTGCAGGCCGTTGCGCTTGGTACATGGACAAGCAGATTTTGTCCTTTCTGCGTCGTCAGTCCTCGGACGGTGTCAAGAACTCGACGCTCTCTGTGGACATGGTTGGTGGTACAATGCAAACGTCATGGGGCGGGTTGCCAATCCGCCGTTGTGACGCCTTGCGTACTAACGAAGCCCGTATCACCTAATCGGCGTCCCTTCAACTGTCCAGATATAGGAGATCGCTATGATTTTGGACGAACTTCTTGAGTTTGCAGATGCTACTGCACTCGACACGTCAGGGACTGACACCGACCTAATTGGTGACGTGATAGACCTTGGCGCAACCACACCCGACCTTGGCAATGGTCAACCTGTGTACCTCGTGATCCAAGTGGACACGACTGTTACTTCAGGCGGCTCTGCTACGGTTCAATTCCACCTCGCATCTGATGCGGCGGCGGCCATAGCAACGGACGGTTCAGCGAGCTACCATTACTCGTCCTCCGCCATTGCGAAAGCCACCCTCGTAGCTGGTTACGAAATCATTACTCCAGTACCGCTTGGCACTTATGAGCGGTATCTCGGAATTTTGACCACAACCGGCACAGCGGCTCTTACGGCAGGAAAGATTAACGCCTTCCTGACGCTTGATCCGAAGGGTTGGAAGTCATACCCGGACGCCACTAACTAAGTGGCTCAAACAGGGGGAGGCACTTGTGCCTCCCCCTACTTTGCTAGGAGAGACAAATGCCCCAAGTGGTTTTTAAGGAAGACTTCTTTGATGGAAGCCGTCGCTATAAGGCGCACGAGACTTACGACGTTCCTGACAGCGTTGTGCTTCCGACGCAGGATATTATCAGCATCGACGGTAAACCTTTTACGCCTGCCCCCAAGGTAGCAGTCCGCGCCAGAAATGAGGACGGCACTCTTAAAGCGGATGACCCTGAGACGCCTGAAGTTAACGAGGCGTGGGAAGGCGGCAAGAAGCCTCGCGCCAAGCGCAAGTCGGCTAAGAAAAAAGCTAGCTAAATGGCGAGCCAAGTCCAAATTGCCAAGCTGGCCCTTCAGCATCTCGGAGATCGTTACGATATAAGCGATCTTAGCGAGGCAAGTGTCGAAGCGGAGCAGGTCAACCTGATCTTTGAGGATACGCGAGACTGGCTTTTACGCCAGCACCCGTGGAACTTTGCTAAGAAGTACGCAACGCCTGCCGAGCTGACGGGAAGCGGGACGACGGCTGTTCCGGGTAACTGGGAACGCATGTACCTGTACCCTCCAGACGCTCTTCGCATGGGGGGTATTATCAACCCTCTTGGAGACGATCAGCCTGCTTTGAAATTTGAAGTTGCCAGGAACGCCAGCGACGAACGGATTATTTTGTGCAATGTCGAGGACGCCGAAATTTTCTACACTGCTCGGATCACTGACCCTACGGACTTTGATCCTGAGTTTACGATGGCGTTCAGTTACGCGCTGGCATCTAAGATGGCTATGCCGCTGACTGGAGAGAGGGCTATTGCCGGTGATCTCATGGCGGAGGCTCGGAACCATATTAACAGCGCTTGGGAAACGGATAGCAACGAAGGTGTAGAGGAGAGTGCGCCAGACGCAGATTGGATCAGAGCAAGAGTTGGGTTGGTCACTAACGTCAACACATTCACGGCAAGCAATACATGACCAAGGTTATTCAGGCTAACTTTGCGGGGGGTGAGGTATCAGATGCCGTTGCCGCTCGTGTGGATATTGACAAGTACAAGACATCCGTCGCCAAGGCGGAAAATATGTTTGTGCAAGTCCACGGCGGCCTGAGTAGTCGGACTGGTCTACAGTTCATCGCAGAAGCAAAGACCCCTACAAACACGGTGCGTCTGATCCCTTTTGAGTTTAATACGACGCAAACCTACATACTGGAGTTCGGCCATCAGTACATGAGGGTCTACAAAGACGGGGGGCAGGTGCTGTCCACGTCAGTGACGGATAGTATTAACGGCATTACTGTCGCGAACCCGGCAGTCCTCACCTGCACTGGTCACCCGTTCTCTGATGGGGATGATGTCTACATAAGCGGCATTGTTGGCATGACTCAGCTTAACCAGCGGACGTTTCGCGTATCCAACAAAACAACAAACACCTTTCAGCTTACCGATTTTGATGGCACTGCGATCAGTAGCGCTGCTTACACTGCTTACTCTTCTGGCGGCACGGTGTCCAAAGTATTTGAGATTGCCACTCCCTATGCCGCTGCCGACTTGTTTGATATAAAGTATGTCCAGACAGCGGACGTAATGACGCTCACACACCCAACCTATGAGCAGCGCAATCTAGCTCGTACAGATCACGATGCTTGGACGCTGTCGGTTATTGAGTTCCAGCCTGAACAGGCTTTTCCAACAGGGATAGGCGTAAACGTCAACGACACTGGTAGCGAGACAGATCGCTATGTTGTCACGGCTGTCAACAGAGACACTGCCGAAGAAAGCCTCCGAGGATTACACAGCACAGACAAATCTATTACAGCGATCACCAAGGCAAACCCTGGCGTCGTCACCTGCAATGGTCACAGCCTGTCTAACGGGGACGAAGTCTACATCCGATCCGTTGGGGGCATGGTCGAGGTCAACAACAAAGTTTATAAGGCGGAAGGGGTCACAACAAATACCTTTAACCTAACTGACACTACGGGGGCCAACGTCAACACAACAAACTTTACAACGTACACCTCTGGCGGCACGGCAAACCAGATGTTTCTTAAAATCACAAACTCTCATGCGGAGACGAACAACACACTCCAGTGGACAGCAGCAGCGGAAGCAGAGAGCTACAATGTTTACAAAGAAAAAAATGGGTTGTTTGGGTTTATAGGACGCACGGAGCAGCTTACGTTCACAGACAAGAACATTGATCCTGACACTGCAGACACACCGCCAAGAACTCGTAACCCGTTTACCGGGACTGACACATACCCAAGCACTGCCGGGTATTATCAGCAGAGAAAATTATTTGGTAACTCTAACACGCACCCTCAGCGGATATACATGACGCAGACGGGCCACTTCTCAAACCTGTCCGTCTCCAGTCCCGCTCGTGACGATGACGCTATAACAGTAACGCTATCCTCCAGACAGGTGAACGAGATACGGCATTTCGTTAGTTTGTCGGACCTTATCATTTTGACTTCTGGTGGAGAGTGGATCATTACGGGGGTAGACGACGTAATTACACCTTCTGGTATCCAGGCCAAACCTCAATCGTATTTTGGCGCTACGGAAGTACAGCCCATTGTTGCTGGAGATATTGTTCTGTTTGTACAGCCGGGGCAGACCGTTCGCGACCTTGGTTACGAATTTGCTACTGACAGTTACAAAGGTAATGACATCTCTATCTTGGCTCGTCACCTCCTAGATTATAACACAATCACAGATTGGAGCTTTGCCCAAGCACCCTACAGCTTGATCTGGACGACGCGAGACGACGGCGTCATGCTTTGCCTGACCTACTCACGGGAGCAGCAAGTTTTTGCATGGACCCGCCATGTTACACAGGGGGACTTTAAGAGCGTTGCCTCTGTCCGAGAAGGCGATGACGATTTTAGTTATTTTGTTGTAGAGAGAAAAATTGGCACGCGCACAACTCAATACGTTGAGCGGATGGCCTCCCGTGATTTTACGGACGTGCAGGATGCGTTCTTTGTAGACAGCGGATTGACGCATGACGTTCCGATTACAATTACAGGTTTTACAAACGCCAACCCGATTGTCGTAACCGCTTCAAGTCACGGTTTTGAAAATGGGGACAAGGTAGACATAACCGGGATCAAGGTTGTGGACAGCGACGAGACACGAGGGTGGTCATACGACACTGAGATTGAGGGGACGGGGTACACTGTTGCCAGCAAGACGACTAATACCTTTGAGCTTCAGAACAACAGCGCCAACGTCAACGGCTCGTCGTTCAAGGTGTACCACTCTGGCGGCCAAGTTCGTAAGCAAGTTAGCGAGATTGGGGGCTTGTGGCACCTTGAAGGGGAAAGCGTCGTTGCACTTGCAAATGGATACGTTGTTAGGGGGCTGACCGTAAGTAGTGGAAAGGTCACCCTTTCTGATGCGTCTAGTCGCGTACACATAGGGCTTCCCTACACGGCAGAGCTAGAGAGCCTTAGACTAGACAACGGTAATGTCAACGACACCGTTCAGGGGCGAAATAAGAAGATCAGTAAGTTGACGCTAAGATTTGAGAGGACGTTAGGCGGATGGGTGGGGCCAGATCGCGATCACATGCGCGAGATGAAGTATGGTCTTGTCGCTCTATATGGACAGCCGCCTGAGTTTATTACGGATGACAAATCCATTACCCTCAGCCCAAGCTGGAACAAGGATGGACAGATTGTTGTCCAGCAGCGTGACCCATTGCCGATGACCCTGCTCGCTCTTGTCCCTGACGTTGTGGCGGGAGGGAACTGATGCTTAGGGATTTAACCGTAGAGGATGTCCCCGCCATTGTAGCGTTGGGAGTGACTATGGCAGAAGAGACAGGCCACCTCCTTCATGTTGAAAGGTCAACTTTTATTCTCCGAGAGACTATTCCGTCTGCCAACGTCTTCGCTCAGGGAAAAGTAGAGAACGGGCGCTGCTCTGCCATGTTTATTGGGGAGATCGCTGAGCATCCTTTAATTAACTTAGTATTCGCTCAAGAGATATGTATCTACACGCACCCTGACAGCAGGGGCGGCACAACGGCTGCTCGTCTAATTAAAAACTTTACGGCTTGGGCGCGAGAGAAAAACGTAGACTATATTAAGGTAGAAGTTACGGCAGGGGTAGACGATGAACGCGCTACCCGGTTGTTTGAAAAGTTTGGCTATGACCGTGTCGGGTTTCTTGCGATACAAGGTGTAAGGAGGGGAACATGGCCGCAGTTATGATGGCTATGGGGAAGATGGCTATGGGCGCTATGAGCGCGTACCAGCAATCTAGGGCTGCCAAGGCACAAGCTCGTTATCAGGCGCAAGTGGCCGAAAACAACGCGATCATTGCTCAGCAGAACGCAGATCGTATTCGCCAGAACATGGGTCAGGCGGAGGACGAGCAGCGTGAGCGGGTTGCTCAGACGAAGAGTTCTGCACGCGCTGCTATGGGAGCGACTGGGTTTCTCGTAGACGATACGGACGACAGCACCTTCTCCCTTATTCAACAGGACATCATGGAGCTGGGCGAGTACGACATTTTGAAGCTGCGTGACAATTATGAGCAGGAAGCACGTTCCGCTGAAATACAAGGGATCAATTATCAGGCCCAGGCAGGGCTTAACCGTTTAGAGGCGAGCAGCTACAAACCGTTTATGGCTGCTGCTGGCTCTCTTCTTGGCGACGCAGGTAAAGTTGCTAAGGCGGGTAAAGCAGGGGGGTGGTGGTAACAATGGCACGCATACCAACAGTAGCAGCGCCGGGGCAAGCCGTAGGAACAGTCAGGACAGGCTTTACCCCCCAACCCTTTCAAAGATTAAGCACTTCTATTGAGGCGTTCGGCGGCGGGGCCGCTAACACAGCCAGTCAATTTGAGCAGTCTTTCGCCGACTTGGGCGCTGATATTGACGCTATGAACAAGGAAGACGACAAAGTCTCCAGCCTTAAAATGCAGGCAGAGATTGATGCGCGTACTGCTGAATACCAGAAACAAATAAAGAGTGTCGAAGGGCAGGAGCGTCTAGACATGCTTTCTGGTACGCACTCCAGCCAGATGGGAGGCGGCTACAGTTTAGAGCAACAGTATCAGCAAGACTTAAAAAACATTCGTTCCAACTATCAGTTCGCTACTAATACAGGAGGCGAGGTTGCGGACATTGCCATAACAGCTAGCCAGACGAAGTTTACTAAAGACGCTTTTGTTCAAGGGCTAGAGGCGCGAAAGCTCGTCCAGAAGCAAACTGTCGCAGCAGTTATTGGCGCTGCTACTCTTAGCGCAACGCAAGCGGTGACGCCTGAAGGTGCTGTCGCTTTTGCTTCTGTCGATAAAGCGTTAGAGAAAGTTGCCACTGCCGTGACAGACCGAGCGGTAGGCATGGCTAAGCAGGGAGGAATCACTGACCCTAAGCAAATTGCCCTTTTAGTTCAGCAGCAGCAAGAACTCGTTATTGCAAAGGTTTTTGACGAGATGGTGTCAAAAGGAAATTATTTGGCTGCATCTGGATTGGTTGATAACTACACAAAGAAGGGAGGAGCCCTTTCTGGAACTCCTTCCGCTGCCGTTCTTCAGGAAAAGGTACTTCCTTTCCGAAACACAATACAGGGCCAAAAGGAATTTGCAGCAGTCCTAAAGGCTGTGAACAATGACCCTGTAAAGCTGCAGGAAAGAATTTACAACGAGACTGATCCTAACAAGCAAAAAAGGTTAATCGCTGAACACACTAAGTATAATCGCGTAGTGGCTGCACAGAGAGAAGAAGCTATAGCTGGCGAGGTTACTAAAGCGCTTGGAAAAATTGCTCAAGGGTTGCCTGTAAGACTAGAAGAACTGCAAACATTAAGTAAGTACCACCCTCGCACTGCTTTTGAGTTTATAACGGGGCAGACGAGAGCGGCTACCCGCCTCGCTGAAACTCAAGATCAGATAGAATGGCGCGAAAAATGGGGAGGTCAGCCCAGTGCCGCTATGGATCGGGTCTTGAAAACGCTTCGTAGGACTGAGCCAAGGCAATTTATTGAGATTGCAAGGAGCGAAGGGATTAAACGCTTTATAGGGGCGGAGCAGCACAGGGCTTTAGAAGGTGAAATTGAGTTAGCTGAGCAGGCAATACATAACGCTACAAAGAAGAGTTTTAATCTCCCAGCGCAACTAAAAGTTATTTATGGCGGCAATAAAACTGGTGCTGCAAAAGCAAGACAAGTTTTTGGAAGACACGGACAGACTTTAATAAAGATTGTTAATGAAACCCGCCGCAAATTTGCTGCAGATGGGGAAGAAGCCTCTACAGTTGATATTAATAAGGCGTTAGCTCAGCGTCTTATTGAAATTGAAAGCGCTCCGCCAACTATATACCCCGGAGGCTTTAGAGTTAGCGGCGGACATGATTACGCATTTATTGTGGATGGAGGACTCCCCGAGGACACTGCCATTCTAGAGGACACTACCAGAAACGCCCGTGTTCTTGGTACAGCGCTTGGAGTAGACACCAAGACGGTAAAGGCAGCGCTTACTGAACCAATGACCCTAAAGGACTTAGCAGATAAGCTAAATGTAGAGACGCCAAAAACTATCCAAGAAGCTGCTGCAAAACTGGATCAATTAGAAAACTTGGCGCTTCAGGCAGGGTACTCTTGGGACTTTGTTACTTACCAGTTAGAAAGAGGAAATGCCAAAATAAACGATGTAACCGTAGACAGACTTTTAAAAAACTTAAAACGAACAGGTGCTGCCGCTTATAAAGAATGGTTGGCGGGTCAGTAATGGCAGACACCCTAACCCCTGCTGAAAAGTCTGCGCTAGAAGGTATAGGGGACGACGCTCCTCCCCCCTCCCCCTCGTTTAGTATTTTGCCTCTCCCAGATGCTGTTAAACCCATAGCTGCAACAGCGGGTTTAACTGCGCCTCCGTCACAACCTCCTGCTCCTGACTTGCTAGGGCAAAGAGTTAAACCTCAAGTTTCCGTCTTTGGTTCTGCCCTTCCTGATACAGACGCCGCCCGTCAAGGCCAGACGGCGCACCCCCTCACTGTTCAAGCAATGCAGTCCTTTGACATCTTAGACGACGTGGATGGG